GGTGGTCAAGATACGCTGTACAACAGACAGAGAAAATGTTTTGCTCCGTATGGTATTTCCTTTACCAAGGCAAATATGTCTACTCTGTCTCCGACAGATGCAGAACTGTCTGACGGTGCTAACTGGGAACTTGTAAATACAGGCGGCACTAATAAGAAGTACATCAATATCAAAGCAATTCCGATTGCTAGAATTATCTCTCTTGGCTGATACGTGATTTTTAAAGGCGGTGATTTTAATGTATCTTACATTTGACAAATATACGGAATATGGTGGTACATTAGATGAAACCGCCTTTAATGAATTAGAATTTGAAGCCAGAACAGTAATTGATTGGTGGACATTTAATAGATTACAAAATGAGGAATCTTATCCCGAAGCTGTCACAAGATGTATGTATGCTTTAATCAAGTTGATTCATACACAACAATGCGCTATGGTGGTTGACGGAACTCCAACAGAAGAAAACTCTGCTACATCCGCAGGAGTCGCAAGTCAATCCAATGATGGAGTATCTATTTCGTATAATACCTTATCTGCTCATGATGCGGTCGAAACTATCAAAGACAAACTTAAATTAACTGTACAGCAATATTTACAAAACGTGAAAAATTCTTTGGGACGAAAAGTCTTGTATAGGGGGTTGTATCCCGGTGAATAATTATCCTTCGTGGTGGAATACCACAATCACTATCTTTAACAGATACGAAGACCCACTAACTAATATAGTTAGGTGGTATTCGCATGTAGTATCGGGAGCGTTTTGGAAATATGCTAACAACAAAGTAGTTATTGATAAGGTTGTCTTAGAAACAAATGATATCATATGCAGAATAAGAAAAGACGAAGCGTTTAAAGATAAACATTTATGGATAGCACTACCGAACGATGAAATGGCTAATTATTTTACTTTAGGTCAAGGAGATATAATCATCAAGGGCGAGGTAACTGATGTTATAGATGAATATACATCCGGACAACGTTCTTCTGACATAAAGAAAAAATATAAAGCCTTGCAAGGTTGTTTAGAGATTCAACAATGGGCAGACAACACCGGCGGCGGTAGAGGACAAGAACATTATTTTGTAAAGGGTGTGTAACAATGCCAACTATTAACATTCAAGTATTACAGTTTCGAACAAAGAGACAAGATGAATTAATTGCCATGCTTAATGACCCAGAAGTTCGAACAAATATGAATAAAATTTTGGGTAAATATATAAATAATTTTGTTCCTTTAGGTAAAACTGGTAAACTTAGAGAATCAATGGAAGCAACACCAGATTCTATTACTTGGGGTAAGAATCTCGAACGTAATTACGCAGGTTATCAATATAGAGGTCAAGTGTACGGACCCAATATTCCAATAATACGTCAAGGAACAATAGTTGGCTGGTATTCAAGAAAACCTAAACATCCAACAGGCCGAGAACTTGGTGTTCCCGGTGAATGGAAAGGCTGGGTATTCGGATATAGTGAACCTGGTACGAAACATCATTGGGATGAACAGTTTTCTAAAGACCGTAGGTGGAAAGCACAAGCAAATCGTGAAATAACACAAGAATTAAAAAAAGAGTGTAAAAGAAGAGGATTAAAAAGATGGCTATAGACAAAAATCAAGCTGTTATAAATTTCTTTTTGCAGTGTCCTAATATATTTAAAAATCCTCTTTATTTTAACTTTATTAATGCAAAAGATAATACAAATCAGTTTCTTACACAACCAAATCAAAGATATTCAAACAGACAGTATGTTGACGGAAGTGAAATGAAGCAATATCCATTCACTCTAATCATACATAAGTCAACAAATGATATACCTGTAGTTAAGTTAGAAGGATACTCTAATGAAAATATGTCGGATATGTCAGATGTGCAATCTTTGATTGATTGGATAAAGGAACAAGATGAATTACATAACTATCCAGATTTTGGCGAAGATTGTATTATAGAATCAATGTTGCCGACAACTGATAATCCTAGTTTCGATGGCATAGACGAAGAACTGTCTCCGCCACTTGCAATATATAGTGTAGCTGTAGAGATACAATATTTGGATATTAGTAAGAGAATATGGAGGTAAAGAAATGGCAGTTACTCAGTTTAACTTACCTAAAGGCCAAAGAGCAGAAAGAAAACTTTTAATTACTGTAGCAGAATGGATGGACGGGTCTACTCAGACACGTGAGATTCTTGGTACACGTACTGAAGATTCCAGTATTGAGTATAACCCGGATATTGAAACTACGACTGATATTCTTGGTATCAATTATACCGATATGAACAGAACTCAGCCGCAACAGGATTTTGACCCGTTCCTTGTTCTGGGCGGTTCTAAACTTGGTGCGTTACTGAATGATATCAGACGTAGAAACGCACTGGCTGAACTTAGCCAGTTTACTGTATATATTATTACTGCATTTGTCGGTGAAGCCGGTACATATGCGGCTGAGAAACATACAGGTTGTACTATTGCATATAACAGTATCGGTGGTGATACGAACGTAAACTTCCCGATTTCTGTATATTACAGCAACAACATCACTACAGGCACCGTTGATAAACTTGCTGATGATTTCACATTTACAGCTGATGCTACTGTAGGTGGTTGATAAGGAGGAAATTTTAAATGGCTAAAGTAAATAAAGTAAACGCTACTACACCCGATGTAATTGACCTTAAGTTACCGGATTTACAATCAAAACGATTCAGAATTGATGGAGATGATAACCGTATTTTAGTTCTGAATACGTCTGATATGAATATCTTGTCTAGGTTAAAAGAAGTGTATCCTAAATTAGTGACTTTGACTCAAGACGCAGTTAAAAAATTACCGATGGATATGGATATTCCAGAGGAAGAATTTACTGTTGATAGTGAAGCTGTTACAACTATGGTCGATGTTTTAACCGAAATTGATACTAAAATGAGAGAGTTAATTGATTATCTGTTTAATTCAAATGTATCAGAAATGTGTGCCCCTAACGGTTCTATGTATGACCCAGTAAACGGTAAATTTAGATATGAACATATCATTGATACATTATCAAAATTGTATACAGATGATATCACATCAGGAGTTAATCAAATCACTGCTAGAGTTAAAAAGCACACTGATAAATATGTAAAGAGATAAAACAATGTATGAAATTCCTACATCAATAGAGATAGATGGTAGACAATTTCACATAAGAAATAATGGAGACTATCGAGTAATTCTTGACTGCTTTCAAGCGTTGGAAGATGTGGAACTTCAACCGACAGAAAGGATACTCGCTAGTCTTATTATTTTTTATGAGGATTTTAATACCGTTGAAGATATATATGAAGTAAATATAGAAAAAGCCGTATCGGAGATGTACAACTTCTTTAACTGCGGTTCAGATAATTTTGGTACATCTTCCAAATACAAACTGATTGATTGGGAAGGAGATGCACAATTAATTTGCTCCGCTGTTAATAAAGTAGCTGGCACAGAAGTTCGTTCTGTACCGTATATACACTGGTGGACATTTATGGGATACTACACTGCCATAGGAGATTCTCCGATATCGACAATCATCCATATTCGTGATAAAATAATGAGTAATAAGAAACTGGAAAAATACGAACGAGAATTTCGTATGAAGAATCCTCAATATTTTACTTGGAACAGTAAACGTGTGGATGATGCAGAAGCAGATAAGTTAGCAAGAGAATTATGGAATAGTAATAGTGAGGGTTAAACTATGGCGGCAGTTGATGGTGATGTTGTATTAAAGGTAACACTTAATGCCGATGATGCTATAAAAGTAGCAAATGAATTACAAGATGACGTTGAAAATATTATAACTGCATCCAAAGATAATAATGTACTTAAACCTTTTTCTGACCAATTAAAAGAGGTTTTAAAGCGTTCTGAAAATGTAAAAACGCAATTAACTTCTATGACCGAAAGATTGCAAGCAATTCAAGGTCAAATGAATACCATGAGAAGTAATGCTGGACCAAATCCGCAGTATGAAGCGTTGCAACAACAGTTAAATGAAACAACTGTTAAATTAGAGTCCGCAAGAGATAAAGCAGAACAATTTAGGCGTGAAATGGCAGCATTATCACAAACTAAAGTAACTTCCTTAGAATTTAAGACTTTAGAAAGTGAATTAAGTACCGTTGAAACACGTTTTAATATTTTAAACGACAGTATGGAAAATTTTTTGAAACGCGGTGGTTCAAAAGAAAGCCCGTTGTTTAAAAGTATGCAAAAGGATGCAGATATACTGTCTCAACAAATAGATGATATATTACAAAAAGTAGTAGATTTCCCAGCAGATAAAGTTGAAATTGCCGGAACTGATTCCGAAGAGTATAAGGAATTAGAAGAAAATTTACAAATTCGAGAAGAGTTCATACAGCATTATGAACAATCTATATCTGACCTTAGTCAAAAATTGCAAGACATGCAAAGGCTTGGATTAGATAAGGCAGATGTAACTAAAACTGATGAATATAAGCAATTAGCGTCAGAATTTAATGAAGTAAAGACTAATGCCAAAGCAATGACTTCAACATTAGACCGTGTAAATGGAGAGATGTTGCAGTTAAGCACAAGCGCCAATCAAACAAATTATGCGGCTGAACGTTCTGCTAGAATATTGCATAATTTAGCAATAGTTGGTAGGGCAGTGTCTGGCACATTTAATCTTCTAACTCGTTCTGTTAACTGGACACTTGGTCTATTTAAAAAGTTTGTTAACACAACTAGTCAAGTAGTTTCTAATTTGGCTAAGATGGCAAGTTCTGGTATTATTGGCGGAATAAAACGATTAGGCAGTGCGATAGCAAATTTAAATAAACACGGAAATAAGAATAACGATGTTTTCAAAAAAGCATTTAGAATGTTATTAAGATATGGGTTGGGAGTTCGTTCTTTTTATTTCTTATTTAGAAAATTACGTAAAGCATTAACTGAGGGTATAGGTGAATTATCAAAAGCATATGAACCTCTTAATTCATCTATGTCAAATATCAAAACTGCTTTAATGGATTTACGAAATAGTTTTGCCGCGGCATTCGCTCCAATTATTCAGTACGTTGAACCAATTTTAACCAAATTTATAATGATGATATCTGAAGCTGTTACTAAGGTCGGTATGTTAATAGCTGCTTTAACAGGTAAACAGTATGCTAAACTTGCAACTACCTATCAAGATTATGCAAAGAGTTTGGATAAATCTACTAAGAGTTCATCAAAAAATAAGAAAGCTACAGAAGAACAAGAAGAAGCCGCTAAAGAATTACAAAGAACACTTGCCGGGTTTGATGATGTAGAAATTTTACATGAAGATAAAGATAAAAATAATAAATCCTCTACTCCAGACACTGACACTGACGAAGAAATACCAACACTTGCGAATATACCTGTAGATGACTCTATTAATGATTTTGTTAAACGTTTATTAGATGCTTGGAAGAACGCAGATTTCTATGAGTTTGGTAGAATACTTGGTGAAAAAATAAGAGATGCTTTAAATAGTATTCCGTGGGATGCTATAAAAGAAGGAGCTAGAAAAGTAGCAAAGAGTATTGCCACATTCTTAAACGGTTTCTTAGAAACACCAGGATTGTTCGATGCTATTGGAAAAACGTTAGCTGAAGCATTAAATACCGCGTTTGAATTTTTACTTCAGTTTGCAAAATCATTCCATTTTGATGCTTTAGGCGAAGCTGTAGGAACAACTATAAAAAGCGCATTAGATAATATTGATTGGCCTATAATTTATGACACTTTTAAATATTGGGGTTGGGGACTTGCAGAAGCGTTAAATAGATTCTTAGAAACCCCCGGTTTATTTAGTTCTCTTGGAACTACACTGGCTAATGCTATCAATGCAATATTTACCGGATTATATAATTTCATTATTACGTATAATGCAGGTTCAATAGGCGGTGCCATTGCAACATTTTTAAACAATGCACTTGGCAATATAGATTGGCCGTTAATTCAAGCAACTTTATCTACTTTGGGAGAGAAACTTGCGACAGAAATTAAAACGTTTATAGAACAAGCGAACTGGGAAGGTCCGGGTGGCGTCGGTGAAACAATAGGAAATCTGTTTAACACAGCTGTAGGATTTGTTTTTAAGTTTGCAGAAAAAGACCCATTTAACGGACTTGGTGAAAAAGTTGCCGGTGCATTAAATACAGCTATGGCAACTGCTAAATCTGGTTGGATATTATTAAAACAAACCATAAGAAGATTATTTATAAGTGCATTAAAGGAATTATATAATTTTTCTGAGACTTTTGATTTTGAAGGTTTAGGACAAGAAGTTAGTAATACAATCCAACAAGCATTGGCTGATAAGACATTATGGGAACAGGCTTGTAAAACTTTATATTCATGGTTTCATAATATTGTTAAGTTTTTAAAAACTGCATTACCTTCTGAAGCACAATGGAAATTATTGGGTACAAGAATTGCAGAATTATTAGATGCAGTTCCGTGGAAAGAAGTTCTTGATTTATGTCTTAATGCGTTAAAAGATGCTTTCTTTGGATTTTTCCAAGGTTTAGGTTCTACTGTAGCAGGAAAAATAGTTCTTGGACTTATCATGTTTCATGTAACTACAACAATGATAATACCGTTTGTCAATAGTATTGTCACTGCATTTGGTGGCCAGACAGTTGGTGCGGCTTTGGCAGGTGCTATAGGCGGAGCAGTTAATAATGGTGCTGCTCAGGCAGCTGTAGGATTATCTGCGTCCAGTTCTGGATTTTTAGCTTTAGCCGGTAAGTTTAGCGCGATATTAGCCGGATTATTTATTGGTTTTAAATTAACTAACGGTGATGTGTCTGCAATGGATAATTGGCAGGATGTAAATACACTAATTGCGGATACTTCTAAGGCATTAGATGCTTTAGGTCAGCAGGGTACTATAACATCTGAACAAATGCAAACAGTATATAGTGCATTAGGGCAAGTACAGCAGAACGGTCTTACTACACAAGAAGCTGTTATGGTATTAGCAGAAGCATTTGCTCAAACCGGTATTAGTGGTGATGCGCTTAGAACAATATCTGAAGAGTTAGGACTTGGATTATCAGAAGTTGCTGTAATAACTGATACAATGTCATTCTCATATGATACATTAAAATCTAAATTGGCAGACGTAGCAGAAGCAAGCGGCTTTACTGATGCACAGTTTGCAGAATTATCAGCTGAAATAGATAGAAATAAAGAAGTCGGATTATCTTCACAAGAGTGGTACGATTTAATTATTACAAAACTTACAGATATGGGAGTAAGTACAGATGATGCTACAGCTATTATTAAAAAGTGCTTTCCGCAAATAAATACAGAATTTCAAAATACAAGTAAAGCGGCTACTGAAATGCACGACACTGTAAGTAAATCTGCTGTTGAAACCACTGATATGACAGTAACAGGTGTAACTGATTCTACCGATGCATTAAATGATGCTTTAAGTGAAATAAATAAAGAGTCAAATAAAAACTTAGAAGATATTAATTCCAGTGTTACCACTAATATTTCAGATGCTAAAGATACTGCAATAAAGGATACAAAAACTATGAATACTGATATGACAAAGCAGTATTCTAGTCTTAGCAGTTCCGGAAATAAAGAATTTGGTAACTTAAATTCCAATGTTAAATCAAAATTAGAAGATATAAAACGAGATGCAAACACTAAAACTTCTGAATTGGCAAATCAATTACATCAACGATATACAACTATAGGAAATACTTTGCCGAACCATTTTAAAAATATTGGTAGGGACATTGGTACTCATTTTGAAACTGTACCGGGTAATGTGTTATCAGCTATGAACTTGCCAAGTATCGTAATGACTTTTAGGGATGCCATGAACGGTATGGTTAATGTTAGTATAAATACTGCTTCTCAAATACATTCTGCTTTTTCATCCAAAGATTGGAATAGTATTGGTAGAAATGTTTGTGAAGGTATTTTCAATGGTATTAGAGAAAGCCAACATTATCCTCTTACGTTAGCTTCTACGTTGGCAGAAAGTCTAAAATCAAACTTATCTGATACAGGCGGATACTGGTGGGTAGGTCATGACTTATGTTATGGAATTTATAACGGCATTATGTGGGGCTGGCAATGGTTGAATGATGTTGTGCGAGATTTAGCTAATAGCTTATTAGACACAGCAAAATGGACATTGGGTATTGCTTCTCCATCAAAAGAATTTAAGTGGGTAGCTAAAATGATTACAACTGGTTTAGCTGAAGGTATAGAAGATACAGGCGACTCGGCTGTTGATTCGGTAAATGAATTAGCTAAATCTCTTGTGGACGAAGCAGAATCCGCAAAGCCCGTTTTAGATTTTGGTATTAGTTTTGATGACGTACTTTCTAATTTTTCTGATTCTGTTTCTACAGAATTTGAAAATCTTATTACTAAATTAGAAACAATGGCAGATAACTTTACTGTTACATTACCCAGTGTTGTATCCGGTAGAGTTGTTCCTTATCAAAGCAGTGTATCTCAGAACAGAGAACAAAGTTTTATTGATGAACTATTGAATGAATTAGACTATATTAATATGCACCAGTTAACAGCCGATGATATTGAATCTGTAATGGAAAGAACTGTCAGAGGATATGTTGAAAGCATTGGTTTCTATATCGGAGATGAAGATTTAGCTAGACATGTTAATAAAGGTAATGTAAAATTAAGTAGGAGGTTTAATGTATGAACATAGGACTTAAACCATTTAAAATTGACGGGGTAACAATACCTACCCCGTCATCCTACGATTTTGGTATCGAGGATTTATCCTCAGAACAAACAGGTCGTACTCTTGACGGAATCATGCATAAAGATGTTGTAGCCGTTAAAGATTATTATACAGTGACATGGAAAAAATTATCAGAAGATGATGCTGCACTTATACTAAATCTTGTTGACGGCAAGACACAATTATCTTTTACGTATATAGACCCAAGACACCCGGCAGGTGTTGTTACAAGAGATTTTTATGTAGGTAAACGAAGCGGTAAAGCCATGAATTTACGTAACAGTAAGAATACATGGAATGATATAACAATGCAGTTTACAAGAATTTAAGGTGAAAGTATGAGAAATTTATCAAGTAAATTCAGACATGAAATGTATTATAACCACACATTTGATTGTCTAGCAGAAATCACCTTGGTTAATAATACAAAACTAACTTTAACGAATACAGAATTATGGACAGGTGGTTTTACACAGGACGATTCTGTTTCACAAGATAGTTCATTTACAGCATTAGGAGCTGCTGTAATAGGTTCTGCTTCTATTATAATCAACAATATGGATGAGTCATATTCTGATTATGATTTTACAAATGCCGAAGTAGTATTGTCTTTGTCTAAGACATATAGTTATAACGGTAGCGATGTTGTAGAATCTATTCGTATGGGAACATATGCTGTTGATGACACTGCTTATAACGGTGCTACTATTACATTATCTTTGATGGATAATATGGCACAGTTTGATAGACCATATACTACAAATTTATCTTATCCTGCCACATTAATTGATATCGTTGAAGATGCCTGCTTAAAATGTGGAGTACATTTAGCCACATTAACATTCCCACATGAAAACTATGAAGTACAAACAAAGCCGGATAAAGATAATACCACTTATAGACAAGTATTAAGTTGGGCGGCAGCTATTGCAGGATGTTTTGCAAGATGTAATGCAGAAGGTAGACTTGAGTTAAAATGGTTTGATACTTCATTAATTGATTCACATAGCGAAGGATTAGACGGTGGCGAATTTGATTCTTCTAAACCCTATTCAACAGGCGATACTGCCAATGGCGGTTCATTTAATCCTTGGAATACTGGATATGTAATTGACGAAGGTTCGTTTGAAACGGTTAGAAAACTTCACTACTTAAACAGATTAACTTCTCAAAATATAGGAGTTGATGATGTAGTTATAACAGGTGTTAGAGTTGTCACAGAAATAGTGGATTCAACAACTAAACAACGTGAGGATAAAGCATACTTAGTCGGTACAGAAGATTATGTCATCGAATTATCTGGAAATGAATTTATAACTTCAGATACAGCAAATTCAGTTTGTACATGGTTAGGAAATCAATTAATAGGACTACGATTTAGAAACGGTTCTGTTACACATATAAATGATCCGTCTATTGAAGCAGGGGATGTGGCCATTGTCGTAGATAGAAAAGGAAGAGAATATCCTTTTCTTGTTACACGTACATCATTTTCCGCAAGTGGAACTCAGACTACAGAGTGTAATGCAGAATCAGCTTCGCGGAATAGTGCAACACGTTTTTCACAGGCTACAAAAGCATATGTAGATGCTAGAAAGTTATTAAATAAAGAACAAACAATTAGAGAACAAGCTATACAGGATTTAGTAGATGGATTAGCATCTAAAAGTGGTTTATACTCTACTATAGAAACAACACAATCCGGTAATATATATTATTTACATGATAAACCGTTATTAGCAGATTCTAAGACAGTTTGGAAGATGACAGATAATGCATTTGGTGTTACTACTAATTATAACGGTAGTCATCCCGAACAAACGTCATGGAACGCTGGACTTACTGTTGACGGAACTTTAATTGCTCAAATTATAGATACCATTACTATAAGTTTTAGTCGCGGTTATGGTGGAACATTAACGCTTGGTGGACAAAATAACGGCAATGGTGAATTGCGAGTTCTTGACGCAAACGGCAACGAAGTTGGCAGATGGAATAATTTAGGTATTCAACTACTCAAGGGCATCATAAACCTCGGAAGCGGCAATTTCACTGTGGATAACCAGGGCAATGTCAACATCCAAAAAGGCAGCATTGATATCGGAAACGGGCAGTTTGAGGTGGACAGCCGTGGCAATGTCACAGCCAAGTCACTTGTTGCCGATGACTATGTTTATGTAGACGGTGACAACAATTCGTATATCAAAATTCCGTATACGGCATACAGTTCTTCCGGATATACAGAGGTATCAAGTGCCGGATTAAAAACAGCTTTTTCGGGAGGAGCCGTACAAATAGGTACTCTCAAGACATGGAGTAGTGGTTACGGCACACAGTATCCGTCAGGAACAAGTGCCATACCGAATGTGTTGCTTACACAGGGCAATACATCGAACGAAGCCTGGAGGAACGATGTTTTTTGTAGCGGTATCGAACTGACTAAGGTAGCATACAATGAAGCAGTCAGAAACCTCTGGCTCAGTAGTTACAAAATCGAATTGAATCAGGCCAGTGGATATTCAACAGGAAGTTTCGCATTTAGGGCATCATGTGCCGACAAGACTGTTGCTGTTGACGGTGATTTATCCGTAACGGGAACAAAAAATCGACTTGTCAGAACAGAAGATTATAGCGACAGACTCCTGTATTGTTACGAAACTCCGACACCGATGTTCGGGGACATAGGCGAAGGCGAAATCGGAGAAGACGGCCTGTGTTATGTTGCAATAGACCCTGTGTTCTCCGAGACAATCACTACCGCTCAGTATCAGGTATCTCTGCAAAAGTACGGTGAAGGTGACTGCTATGTTAAAGAAAGAACAGGGAATTATTTTATTGTAAAGGGAACTCCTGGCCTGCTGTTTGGGTGGGAACTTAAAGCGAAGCAGTCGGGATATGAGCAACGAAGATTAGATGATATCAATTTTGTTAAACCGCAACAGGAAAAGCAAATCGACTACGGTGGTTTGGCAGTTGAACATATAGATGAGGTTAACAGCGAAAGGATGGTGGCATAAAAACATGAAAATTGTAACATCGGTGACAATTTGGAACGATGCAATAGGCAAGCGCATCAGTATTACTTATTCGGAAATTGACCCGGAAACAGGTAAGATTATTGCTGATAACAAACGTATTGACAGAATTATTACAGATACATCGGCAAAGAAACTTGCAGATGATTTACAAGCATATGCTCAAACATTTGTTGATTCTATTGAATAAAGGAGGGCTTATATGGCTATCCAACATAGACGAGGTAATTATAGTGACTTCGACCCATCAAAAACAGTAGCAGGAGAATTTAATGTTGTTCAAAACGGTGACCCAATAGCATCTGATGGAGAAGCTGTATATATAGCTTTCCAAACAGGAAAAGTAAAACGATTAGCAACGTATGATGAATTGCAGGATTATAATCAACGTTCTGAACAACTGTTAGAACAAGTAACAGAAAAGGCTACGGCAGTTAATCAGAATTATCAAAATACCGTAACTAAAGCAAATGAAGCGAGTCAATCTGCTACTGATGCGGCAACTGCAAAAACAGCAGCCGAGAAAGCAAAAACTGATACACAAGCATTATTAGATAATGCACAAACAACTATACAAGAATATACTGATGATGCAAAAGCTGATTTACAAACAGCCGTTGACGAGGCTGATACTCATATAACACAAAGTAAAGAATCTGCTATAGCCGATATTGATGCTGAATATCAAGATAGAAAAGCTGAAATAGATGCTAAGATAGACCAAATTATTGCAGTAAAAACTTCAGCCGAAGAAATAGCAACTGAAGCCAAAAATAAAGCAGATGGTTTGGAATTGGATGTTGCTGAATTAGCAGGCAAAACTTCTAATCTTACTACCAAAGTGAATAATTTACAATTCGATATGGATAGTAGTATTCACGGTTGGTATGTGGATATGCAGAAACGTCTTATCTTTACTGACGTTGACGGTAATCCCATCGGCGAACCTATTGAAGGTATCGGCGGCGGTGGCGGAGGTGGGGGCGGCGGTTCTTCCACTAACGCTGAAATGTCAGCACAAAATACTACAGGTTGG